TGCCGATGCGAAATTAAAATCTGATGCAGAGGAATTGGAACGTAAAAAAATAGCAGAGCAAACCAACGCCATGATGGATAATACCGTATTGGTTGATTCAGTTGCTCCAGAGACTAGAGACGGCTTCAAATTATACATCTTAAATATTAGTGGAATGGCAGAGGTATTTACATTTTGGTTACAACACGAAGGAATGACTTTAACGCTTGGGGAAATTGAAAAGAAATCAATCACTCAAATGAAAGCATTTTGCGAGAAAGTGGCTCATAAAAGCGATAATAAAATCGTGAGTACCAATGTAAGTTACGAACCAGTGTACAAAGCTGTAAATAGAAAGTAAAATGGGACAATTAGCAGAAGATATGATAAACGGATTTAGCTGTTCAGAGTGTGGTATATATTTTGAAAAAGAACACGGCTATCCCGTTTTATGTAAAGATTGTTTTGATGATATAGATCAAGACGAAGATTGCTTTTTACCAAAAGCAATCGAAAAAGAACTTTAATTATGGATCCTTATTTTGGCAGAAACGAAGTCAGTAATTCTGATTTGAGTTGGTTAAAAACTTACTGGGAACCTCAAATGGACGAAGTGGTTAAGCAAAAGGCTTACAAATTTGGAACACTACTCGATGCCATCATAACTGAACCATTCAAAGTTGATTTTTTCAAGTTTCAAGTGGATGGAGTTCAATACTCAGAGGAGGATTTTGATAAAGTAGCACAAATGAAAAAAGCATTTTTAAATCATCCATTAGCTGCTAATATTTTGAAACAAAGCGATACTCAAAAGGTAATGTTTGAAAGAAGAAAGTTTCAGTTTGACAACGTAGATTTTGAGTTAAACACTCGCTGCAAATGGGATTTATGGATGCCAAATTTAGGCTGGGGTGGTGATCTTAAAACAACCACCGCCACCACTCAAAAGCAATTTGAGGAAGCAGTAAGATTCTTTGATTACGATAGACAGCGAGCGTGGTACATGGATATTGCAGAAAGTAATCAAGATGTATTGATTGCGGTTTCAAAAGTCAATTATAAAGTGTTCACGGTTCCAATACGTCGAGACGATGAACTTTATAAAATTGGAAAACAAAAGTATAACGAACTCGCTTTTAAATGGTGGGTATTATTTTAATAACTATGAATAACACGATTGCAACGCTAGGAGAAATCAAAACCGAACTTACAACAATGCAAAGTTTTTTAGAAATAGAATTATCTGAAGATGTCCAAGAAGCGGTTTTGAGAGGTAGCACATTATCAGTTTACATGGCACGTTCGGGAAAACTTTTAGCAGATGCGAAAATTCACCACGACAGAAAACTGCGAAGTGATATAATTGAACAAATCAAAAGCATTAATTCTATGGCTCCAAGTGTGGCGGTTAAGTTCACAAATACTTTAGTAGAAAACGAATCATACTTGGTAACTTGGGCCACAAGATTAAATGCAAGTTGCACCCATCAGTTAGACTGGTGCAGAACATTAATAAGTAAAGCAAAGGCAGAAATGCAAGCATTCAATAACTAATAAAAAAGAAAAAATGAGTACAACGATCACATCGGCAAAAATTAAAAATAAACTGTTTTTGGCATACGGTTACACCGAAAGAGCTGGAGATATTGAAAACAAAATTACAACGGCTTCAGATGCACCAATACACATCGATTTGCAGAACGCTTTCAATAGATTAACAACACACTTTGCTTTTATCTGCGAAGAGATTTCGGAGGACTTAGCAAGAACTTCAATTTCAAACTTCGATACAGATATTGATTTATCAGAAAATCCACTTAAAAAATTCAAGGTAAACGGTTTTACAATTGGTGGCAGTGGCGATTCAGAAGGAGTGGTAATTTCTGGAAACAAAAGCTTAGAGAGTGGAAAAGTAGTCAACTTCAACACACCATTTATCAAGTGGGAAGACGACTATCTTTTTAGTTCAGAATTAACTGATGCAATGGACATTTTGAAAAGTGAGGTTTACGAATATTTAGAAGGCAAACAAGCGCCTAAATTGCAACAAGCAATGACTTTTATGAGCTATGATGAGCAAGATGGACAAACCCAAGAACAATTCGCGGATGCGGAAATGTAATCCGTAATAAAGATGCAAATAGTAGAATTTTTAAACGAATTTCATATTAGTACTGGCTTCGGTAGGTTCAAAGACCGAGAGCGCGATATGGTCAAAAGTTTGCTTTATGCAGATGGAAACAAAGCGCATCGGTGGAACAATGATAAAAAGGTTTGGATCGTTCCAATTTCATTTAAAGAGCAAGTTTACGGTATAGGAAAATCGTGCCGAGCTACCCACATTCAAATTAAGGACAATCTACCTGAAAAGGTAGATGTAATACAAGCGCTTCCGAAACTTGATATCGCTATTCCACTAAAAAAAGGTGCGATGAGACATTATCAAGAAGAGGGTGTGGCTCGTGGATTGCAACTAAAAAGATTTATAAACGGTGACCAACCCGGACTAGGCAAAACACTTCAAAGTATTGCAACTTTAATCGGTGCCGAAATCAAAGGAGACGATGTATTCCCGTGTTTGGTTATTTGTCCAAGTGCATTAAAAATTAACTGGCAACGTGAGTTTGAAATGTGGACAGATAAGAAGTGTCTTGTTTTGGACGATAAAATCAAAACAACATGGCAACGGTGGTGGGAAATGAATATGGCTTCGGTTTTCATTTGTAACTACGAAAGTGCAAAAAAATACTTTGTGAAGTCAATGCCAGATAAAAAAGATTTAATGCATTCTAGTCAGATTATAATGGATGAACGTGTTAATATTTTTAAATCGGTAATCATTGACGAAAGCCACAGACTCAAAGACCCAAAATCGATAACTGCTAAAATCTGTATCAGTTTAACTAAAGGCAAAGAGTACATTATTTTATTAACAGGAACGCCAGTAGTAAACAAGCCGATTGACCTATTTAGCCAACTGGCGGTGATGTTCAAACTCAATCATTTTGGAGGTTCCGAAGGTTTCAAACAACGGTATTGCGAAGGTGGAAAAGGAGCAACGAATCTTGCTGAATTGAATTACCTTTTGAATATGACTTGCTTTTTTCAGCGTAAAAAAGAAGATGTTTTGAAAGATTTGCCAGCACTAACTCGCCAAACAATAATGTGCTCAATTACTAATCGTTCGGAGTTTGACAAAGTAAAAAACGATTTTGCCAACTACCTCAAAAAATCCGATTTAACAGATGCTGAAATTAAAAAGAAAGTAAATGCAGAAGTGATTGTAAAGATTACAATGTTACTACAACTTTCAGCAATTGGTAAGATTGAAGCGGCCCAGGAGTATATCGATGAAGTTGTAGGATCTGGTTTAAAAATCATTATCGGTGTTAAGCATCAAATCATTGTAGATACTTTGATGAAGCTTTACCCGAAAGCCGTTTGTGTTACTGGCCGACAGAACTCAATCCAAAAGCAATCAGCGGTCGATGCTTTTCAACAAAACCCGGGCATCAATATAATAATTGTCAACTACAAAGCAGGTGGTGTTGGAATTACGCTCACAGCGGCTTCTGAATTGCTTTTATTAGAGCTACCTTGGACACAAGCAGATTGCGAACAATTTGAGGCACGTGCGCATCGAATGGGTCAAGCATCAGGAGTTCGAGCCGCTTACTTGCTTGGCGAGAATACGCTTGACCAATGGATGTACAATATCATTCAAGACAAAAAAGCAATTGCAAATGCAGTTACTGGTAACGAAGATGATATTCCTGTGAGTATGATTAGTAAAGTAATTGATTTGTTTAAATAATGAAAACCGAAGATCCTGTTGCGATTTGCAAATCGATTTTTGCGCTTGATACTTATTATCTCATGCGTCCAAAGGCGGAGCACATCGAAATTGACGTTAAGCATGGAATTATTACTCATCCATTTACAGAAGAAGAAAAGGAATTTATAAACGAGCGATATCCACACTGGAAAATAAACCATTTTTTGGTTATAAAAAAGAAATATTAAGATGAACTACATAGAACAAATTAACAGATTCTGGACTATGAACGAAGAGCATTGTTTTAATGGTAACGAGATAGCAACTTACTTTTATTTATTGAAGGTAAACAATTCATGTTCCTGGAAACAATCATTTGATCATAACAACCAAAAGATAATGTTAACTCTAAACATCAAATCATTTAATTCTTACAGCGCAATTAGAAATAAACTAAAACAAGCCGGTCTAATCGATTTTAAAACTAAGAATGGATCCACAAAAACTACTTTTACCTTGTCAAAAAATGACATGGTTACTGACATGGTTACTGATGTGGTTACTGATGTGGTTACTGATGTGGTTTTGTCGAGTAAAGATAAACTAAACAAAACTAAACCAAACACTCTTCTTTTAGAAAAAGAAGAGAAGGGAAAATTAAAATTTTCGCCACCCTCTTTGCTAGAAATTCAAAATGAAATTTCAGAAAAAAAGTTTTTAACGGTAAACGCTGAATCGTTTTGGAATTTTTAC